GTATATTTTTGTGTACGAACCATCCTATATTATATATTTAGATAATTTTTTTAAATAATTTAAATTAATAATTAAATATAAAAATAAAATTCTATTAATAAATAAAAAAAAATAATTTGATTATAGAATTAATTTAATTTAAATCTTCAAGAAAAGTTAACTTTAAATTTACTGAAAAAAGTAATGGGTTAGTTGAATATGTATTTGCTGGTTCTAATACTGATGGATTAGCTGCGGTATAAGCCATACGCTCTAATTTAATCTGGCTTGGTAGTTGATTGCAAATAAATGTTAGTGGGCTTGTCTGATCGGCACCAGTAGATGTTTTTGATTCAATATCACTAAAAGTTGCAATTATATTACCAGCACCATTTGTTTCGGTTGATACTCCTTCTTGATCTATATTACATCTTAAAACAATTATACTTTGATTATTATCAACTACTTTATTTGATTTATCACTATTAGCACATATCTGAACCACAGCACTCATTACTTCGACTAAACACTTACCTTTATTGCGTATATCAACATTATTTAAAACATATGTGAACGATGATTTATCGCTACTTAATGAAACAGAAGCATCTAAACTATTTAACTTTAATATTTTGATATTATTCATTATATATATATAATATATTTATTTTTCATTATTATTATCATTTAAATATATTTCTAATGTTTCATTATCTTTTACTATTTGTAATTCTTTTTCTAAAAAAGACATATTATTTAATTCTTCTTGTTCTTTAATATAATCTTCTTTATTAATATTTTTAATAGTATCATAATATATTTTTTTTATTAATAAGGTGTACATAGGATCTGGATATTTATTATATTTTGAATCAACCATACTTTTACAATAAGCAAATAAAGCTTTTTTATGTTTTAATTCTACCCAACTATCATCAACAGGTTCTTCTAAAAAACTATCTGCTGGATATTTGTCTAAAAATTCTTGTCTATAATCTCTATTAAAATCTATTTTATAATTTTCTGCTTCATCTGATCCTTCCATTATATTATATATAATATTTTTTTTAAATTAAAAAAATTTAATTAAAAGATTAATTAAAATTGAGCTTCTACAACACCATTAGGGTTGTGCACAAACATGCGATCGTGAAGTGCTAATGTGACCGCTGTGCCTGCGGCTGGAGCACTGCTAAAAGTTATTTCAAGATTACTTGGGCCTCCAGCAGTAGTATCAAGACCCTGCATAATTAATCTTTCATCACTGAATTTTTTAAGGTCTACACACATAGAACCATGGCCTACGGATGAATTGGCTGCATCGTCATCCGCCATCCACTGTGTGACTGAAACAGCCGAGCAAACAGCATGTGTTTTTCCGTGTTTAGCAAAAGTTTTAGATGCCTCTATATATGAGCGAGATGTATTTGTGCTGCTAATATCGACATCATCGGAAGGATATGATTCCGACATAATACGATATTTATAGCTGGATACATTTGTTAGGTTGAAAGCATTTAAACTATTTTTAGTTTGAGTATTTAAATTTTCAGAAGTTCTTACAAGAGTACATAATCCATTTAATGAGCGATAGCTTGAATTTATTTGTAGTGATTGTTTTCCACCAGCAGCAGCAATAGCATTTACAATAGTATTTACAGATTGACCGACCCACATTATAGGTTGGGATGAAACTTGCTGAGCGTATGAAGCCATAATGGCTTCATCTAAAATTTGATAGCATGGAGCATAATAACGGACTTCAGAAACGGTAAAAGTAAAAGGAGCATCAACAGTAGCTGCTTCAGTAAAAGCATTAGCAAATGAATCTAATGTAATTTCAATCTGAAAGCTATTCATACCAGCTGGAAGAGCTTTTTTGAAATATGTATTTAAGAAAGCACAATTTAATTTAATAGCAACATTTACAGAATTACCAGCTGCTCCAGCCTTGGCTAAATCTTTACCTAATGCATCAGATTCAAGAGCAGCACCACCGCCAGCAACAGTAGCTGCTTGGTAAGTTAAATCATTAACATTACTCTGCCATAATTCATCATATAAGTGATATACATTATAATCTGAAATAGATTCTACTTTACCAGAAGAACCAGCTACGGCAATTTCTAATTTTTGAATAACACATGCTCCATTACCAGTTAAATGAGCTTTGTTTGTACCATTAGCGTCAGTGTGATTAGAAGCAATATTCATATATAAATAACCTTTTGATGTATCTATGAATTTATCGCCAGCAGCAACTGGGATTAATATTTTATTGTTTGAGCCAGAGTTGTAAGAAGCACTTGTAGCATCAAAACGGCTTAATGTAGTTTTGGAAGGAATAGCATCAGCCCCAGTGACGCTGTATCTCATAGAAAGTGGTAATGATTCAGTTAAAGACATTCTTTATACATTTATATTAGAAAATAAATTTGAAATTTTAATATTATAACTATTATATTTATGAAAGTCATAGAAAATTTAAAATTAAATAATTTTGAATTAGTAAAACAAAATGTAGATGATTTGAGTAATCTACCATATATACCAACTCCACCATTAGAACCTATTAATATGTTTTCGTTTTTTGTGGGAGCATCTGGATCTGGAAAGACATCATTAGTATTACAATTATTATGTAGTCATCCAACTAAAAAGCATCCAGAAAAAAGTAGAGCTTATTATAAATATTTTGATAGAATATATTTAATTAGTGCTTCATTGCAAAGTTTACCATTAGATAAATTAAATTTAAATGAAGATAGAATATTTAATAAATATAGTGATGATTTGATGAAACAGATTATAGAAACTGAACAAGAAGATGATGAAAATAATAATACGCTTATTATATTAGATGATGTTATTAAAAGTTTAAAAAATAATAAAGAAGCAGATTTTTTAACAAAATGTATTTTAAATCGTAGACATATTTTAAATAATCCAAATAAAAATGGATCAGCTGGATTAAGTATATGGATCATGAGTCAGAAATTTAATGCTTTACCATTAATATTTAGAATTAATTGTAGTTCTGTTTATTTATTGCGATCAGTCACACAAAATACAAAAGAAAAAAATTGTATTAAAGATGAGTTAATGGCTGATTTATCAAATGAAGAACAAGAGCAATTATTTAAAACAGCATTTAAAAAAAAATATAATTTTCTATTAATATTAAATAAAAAACCAAAAAAAGAAAGATACTATTCAAATTTTGATTTAATTAAATTTGAAAATGAATCAGATTCAGATTCTGATTAAATCATTCTTGTAAAATTATACTTTTCCATTAATTTATTATGTTCTTTCATATATGTTTCATGTGCTAATTCTGCCGTATCAAAAATACCTAAATATTTTTTAATTCCTTCATCGTTTCTTATTACAGCACAAAATTTTTTGTTTCGTCTATATACACCCATAAATCCATTCTTATTAGTAATTTTTATTCTATTTCTATTATTACCACTTTTATCAATAAATCTTAAATTGCATAATCTATTATCTAATTGATTGCCGTTTATATGGTCTATTATATCATAATTTTTATTAGGACATTCTAAAAAAGTAAAAGCTAATAATCTATGAATTAAAAAAGTTTTAGGTAAACCTTCTTTATATAAATTTATAATTAAATAGCCTTTATTATTTTGTCTTGACTTTACAATATTATATTTTTTATTAATAACTATTCCATTACTATTAATCCAATACAGCCCCTCATAATTTTTTATTTGTTTATACATATATATTTAATTTAGAAAAAAATAAAATAAAAATTACTTAATTTATATTTTTTAAAATTTGTAAAAGTAAATTTATTTATTTATATAGTATTATATGATTAATGCATTAACTTTACCAATGATATTAACAATTAGTATTCAGGGTATAGTTTCAATAATATCACAAATACAACATTCAAGATGTACTAATATTAATTTTGGATGTATTTCTTGTGCTCGTAAAGTTCCAGCAGAACAAGAACCAATACAAGAATTTAATAATACTAATTCATAAATCCAATTTTATCACACAACCACAAATACTTCATAGAATAATGATTAGCACTTTCCTTATTGTTTTTGGTTAATTCACCTTTTTTATTTTTAATTCCAGCACTACGAGCACAATAATTTTTTTGTCTTTTTTTATCACCATGATCTAAATTTTTATATAATTTTAATGGTGTTGTATCCTTAAAATGTTCGTATC